AACCCTGACAGGAGGACGGAGCATGGACATCAAACTACCGGAGAAAATGACGGCGGCCGAGCAGCAGGCCGAAAAGCAGCGCAAGCAGGATCTCGCCGCCGAAATCGAGCGAATGGACGACGTCGAACTGCGGATGCTTGCGGTGCGTATCAAGGTGCCTGAGGTCGACAAGCTGACCGCGCGCAAGGAACTGGTGGATGCGGTCGAAAGCAAGGCCGAGGCTGACGCGGCGCTGGGCCGGCAGGCAATCCGCGACATGGAAGCCGAAGAAGACGGCAAGGTCTCAAGCGAGGATGCCCGGCGTCCGGCGACCTCGCGGATCCTGCGCGCGCTCAATGCCGAATTCTGCCGCGACATCCCGCAGGAAGGCCGCGGCGGCCATTTCGATCCCGGCGACGATCACCCGCGCTTCGGTGGCAGTTATGACGTGCCGGACGGCAAATATCGCGTCACCGGCTCGGAATGGGTGTTCGAGATCAAAAAGAAAAAGCTGGCCGGCGCGCTGCAGGCCAGTGAGGCGAACAAGTACGGCGGCAAGGGCGTGATTGCCGTCGACTGATGTGTGTTGGCGCGAAGCGGGCAAGCCCGCCGCACGCTGACGGTTGACGACGAAGTGCGGGCCGTAGTGTCCGCGTAATCAGATAACCCCGGAGAGTGCCGGCGGAAAAGTAGCAAACCGAAAGGCGAGCTGCAGTTTTGTGTTCCGCCGGCCCAGCGTGGCCGCACCCCCGTCGTCGCCCTTCGGGCTATGCCGGGGCCCGCCTGACCTGAGCGAAAGCCGCTCCGCCGATCGCAGGCGTTAAACGACAGGCAGGCCCGCTGCTCGCGCAGCCGCACCCTGGCCGAAGCACCCCGAAAACTTAATCCCGCTTCGACAGGAGATTGCCCGATGGGGCCGATCACAGACGCACATAAACTCACTTACGCCGCGAACGTCGCGCTCGCGGTCCAGCAAAAGCGCTCGCGCCTCGACATGGGATTTTCCTACCAGTCGGGACTGAGCGGGCGGCAGTCGACGCTGATCGAACTGATTGGCTCGGCCAATGCCGTTGTGGATCTCGGCCGCAAGGCCGATACGCCCGACATCGACAACTCGATTGAGCCGGTGTGGATCACGCCGCGCCAACTCGCCTGGGGCAAGCTGATCGAGCGGGAAGACGCCATCAAGGCGCTGACCGACTATCAGGGGCCGTTCACCCAGGCCGGCGCCGCGGCGATGGTGCGTGGCAAGGATATCATCCTGTCGCAGTCGGTTTTCGCTTCGCGCAAGATTGGCCAGGATGGCACCACGGTGTCGGCCTGGGCCGGGCAGACGGTCGGCGTCGGCGTCGGCTTCTCGGCGACCGACGACGTCACGGCGGCACCCATGAACGTGCGCAAGCTGCTGCGCGGCCGGCGCTACCTGCAGGCCGGCCAGGTCGATGTCGGCATGGAAGAGCTGTTTTTCTCCGGCAATGCGCAGCAGACCGAGGAGTTGTTCCGCGACCTGACCTACATCAGCCACGATTACCGCAGGGGCAAGCCGCTCGACAGCCCGGATGAGCCGCAGGAGATCCTCAACATCAACATCCTGCCGCCGAACGATGGTTCGGCTGCGTTCGCCGATTACGACGGCACCACCTACACCGCAGCACTTTGGGCGAAGTCGGCGCTGTATTGGGGCGAGTTTGATCCGCTGCGGGTCGACGCGCCGCTGCGGCCCGACAAGATGAACCGCCCGCATCCGCAGATGGAGCAGTGGCTCGGCGCCACCCGCTCGGAAGACATCAAGGTGGTGAAGATCCTCACCAAGAAATAATCCGCGCGCGCCGGCAGCGATGCCGGCGCGGCGCTTTTGCAGTTTGCGTCAGCCGTCAACGAATTTTCACGAACAGGAGACCACCATGGCAGTTGTTACCAAATACGGCACCGGCGCGCGCGATGCCGCCTCGCTGCTGGCGATCGACGGCATCAAGGCCGCCGCCGAATTGCGCACCATCAACTCGCTGATCTCGATCACCAACGGCGACAGCATCGCCTCGAAGTTCATGATCGGCGAAGTGCCGGCGGATGCCATCCTCAGCCCCGGCGGCACGCTGTATTACGACGCGCTCACCGGCGCGACCGATTGCGACGTCGGCGTGGCCTATCCGAACGGCGGCACCATGATCGTGGCGGATTGTATCGTCAACGGCCAGACCTTGGCCGTGGCCGGATCCGTGACGCTGGCGGCGGCAACCGGCTCCGGCGTCGCCACCGCAACCAACATCGCCAAGCGCGTCTGGGAACTGGCGGGCCTGACCAGCAATCCCGGCGGCAACCTGGCGCTGTGGCTGACGCTCAACGCCGCGGCGACCGCGACCGGAAAGATCCTGGCCCGGCTCGGTTACGACAAGGGCGCGTAGAGCCCATGACCGCGCGCGCGGGGACGGAAGTCGAAGCGGCTAATCTTGCGCTCGGCCATCTCGGCCGCGACGGGATTGCCTCGCTTGACGACAACTCGACCCGCGCGCGGGCGGTGCGGACGTTTTTTGCTTCGGTGCGCGACGCGCTGCAGCAGAAAGAGAACTGGGGTTTCTGCACCGGGTACGATACGCCGGCGGAAATGCCGCCGCCCGCGGGCGGCTGGCCAGGTCCCTTCAAGAAGCGCTATGCGCTGCCGGCCGACTGCCTGAAGGTGCGCAGCGTCGAGTGCAGCGGCGCCAATGAATGGGAAGTGCTGTCTGACGCCGCTGACCCGGCCGGCAGCGAGGCCGAGGTCAAGGTGCTGGCCACCAATCTCACTGCGCCGAAGGTTTGCTATACTAGGCTGATCGCGGCGGTCCGGCTGTGGAGCCCGAAATTCCTCACCGCCTTCAGCCACGAGCTCGCCGCCGCGATCGCGCCGAAGCTGACCGGGTCGACCGCGAAGGCCGACAGCGAGCGTAATTTTGCGCGCGCGGAAATCGACGACGCCGCGGTCGAGGACGGCAAGGAGCGATCGCGCCGCGAAGTGTCGCGCAACACCTCCTGGCTGGCGGCGCGGCGGCGCGGCGGCGCGCGCGGGCGGTTTTAGATGCCGACCCGGCAGGAATACGAAAAAACCTCGCTGGCCGGCGGCGAGGTGTCGCCGGCGCTGCACGGCGCCACGGATCTGCGCGTCAACCAGACCGGCGTCGAGATCCAGGAGAATTTCGTCACCGTGCTGGAAGGCATCGCGGTGCGCCGGCCCGGCACCCGCTTTGTGCTGGAGGCCAAGGATCACAGCCAGCGCGGCAAACTGTGGCCGTTCCGCTATACGTCGGGCGACTATTACATGCTGGCCTTCAACGGCGGCGCGATGCGGGTGATCCGCGATGCCGGCTATGTGGTGTCGGGACCGTCGCCGTTCGAAATGGCCATCCCCTGGAGCGAAGGCCAGCTCGCAAGCCTGCGCGCCGCCCCGCTCAACAACACGCTGACCTTCACCGTTGCCGGCGGCCGCATCCGCGTCGTCACAAGGATTGCCGCCGACAACTGGACGGTGGCGGAATATCTGCCGCTCAACGGGCCGGTCGAGGCGCAAAACCTCGACAAGTCCAAAACCGTACTGCCCGACGCGATCACCGGCGCGGTCAACCTGCTCGGCGCCGGCAACCCGTTCGACGCCGGCATGATCGGCGGGGTGATGCGGATCGATGAGGCCTCCGCGGCGCTGACCGCGCTGTGGACCGCGGGCGAAGCCATCCAGCAGCCGTTCATCGACCCGGGCGCCGCCACCTCGCAGTTCGGCGACATGGCCGGGCTGCCAAATCTGATCGATGCCGATGCGACCACCGATGCGACCGCGGCCGGCGTGTCGTCCTGCTATGCCGGCTTCCACTATACGGTGCCGGTGGCGGTGGATTTTCTGCAACTGAAAACCAAGATCACCGGCGGCATCACCGGCACCCAGCAAACGCTGTATCTGGAAATCTGGGGCTCGAACGGCGCGGCGCCTGCCTCCGGCATCTCCGGCGTGCTGCTGGGGCGGCGCATCATCCTCGATCAGGACAACCTGGTCGACGGCGTCAATACCTACAGCGGCGACACCGAGACCGCCTGGAACAACGTCTGGTTCCGGATCGTGGCGCAGGCCGGCCCGACAAATTTTTCGGTGGCCTCGCTCGAGCTCCTGCAGCGCGTCACCGGCCTGCCGCCGGTGTTGCGGCGCTGGAACGACAGCATCTATGAGGCGGCGAGCGACGGCGATGCCGGATCCGCGCCGCCGGTACATGACGACGGCGACGCCGCCTATGGCGGGCTGACCTGGCGGTTCCGCTCCAAAACCTATGGCTTTGTCCGCATCGCTGTTGTGACCGATGCCAACCACGCCAGCGGCACGGTCGCGCTGCGATTGCCCGACAGTGCGCTGGTGCGGCCGTCGTACCGTTGGAGCCCGCCGTCCTGGAGCGACGGCGCCGGCTGGCCGGACATCGTGATGCAGAACCGTCAAAAGTTTCTGTTCATCCGCAAAAACCGGCTGTGGGGATCACAGCCGGAGACCAAGGATAATTTCCTGTTCACGGCGGATACCGACAGCGCCATCGCGGTGGCGCTGACGTCGGACGAGCAGTCGCTGCCGGAGATCCAGTGGGCGGCCTCCGGCGGCATCGTGATACTGGGCGCGGCCGACATGGAATGGATGCTGCGCGCGCCGGGCTCGAACGATGTGCTGCAGGCGCAGACCATCGATCCGGAAGACGAAAGCCGGGAGGGCTCGATCGCGCAGATCCCGGCGCGGGTCGATCGCGGCGTGATCTTCATCGGCCGCAACGCGCGAAGGCTGCATTATGTCGAGGCCGACAAGCTGGTGCAGAAACTCGATCCGGAAGAAATATCGGCCGCGGCGCGGCACATCCTCGGCGCCGGCGTGGTGCGCATCGTTTGGCAGCGCGACCCGCACAAGATCGGCTGGATCCAGCTTGCGGACGGCGGGCTCGCGGCGGTGACCTTCATGCCGAAGCAGAAGATCCTCGCCTTCCACCGTCATCCGATGCAAAACGGATACGTCGAGGACATCGCCGTGATCCCGGCGCTGGATGACGGCCGCACCGAACTCTATCTCTGGGTCCGCCGCACCATCAACGGCGCGACCAAACGCTACATCGAATTGCTGCAGCCGTTTTTCGAGCCGGTCGACAAGGCCAACCCGACCGCGGCCGGGGCGTGGTTCCTGGATTGCGCGCTGCGCTACAGCGGGCCGCCGGTGAGCACCATTTCAGGGCTTGGCCACCTGGAAAACGAAGTGGTCGGGGTGTTTGCCGACGGCGCGATGCAGCAGACAAAGCGCGTGACCGGCGGGTCGATCCCGCTCGATCGCGCGGCGTCCGATGTGGTGGTCGGCATTCCGATCGTGGCGCACTTGCGCGACCTGCCGCGTAGCCTGCAGATCGGCGGCGGCTCGACCCGCGGCAAGAAGCAGCGCGCCAACACCATCATTGTCGACGTGCTCAATTCCGCCGCCGGCACCGCGCGGGTGACCCATCCGAAGCAAGACCGGAATTCCGGCCCCGACGACACGCCGTTCGACGACCTGATCGAGACCGGCGCCGACGCTTACGGCCTGCCGATAAAACTGTTCACCGGGCAGATCGAACTGACGGTTTCCAGCGAGGGCGCCACCTCGGCCGTGGTCGAGATCATCACCAACAGCGCGATGCCGATGAGCGTGCGCGCCATCGTGCCCGATCTGATCGTGGAAGGGGACTGACGATGTGGCCGCTGCTCGCCTTTGCTTCCGCAGGACTGGGCGCCGCCGGAAAGCTCTATGCCGGCTTTGCCGGATCCAGTGCGGCGCGGATCTCGGCCGGGATCGAGCGCGACAACGCGGCGCTGCTGGACACCCAGGGCGACATCGCAAAAGAGGGCGCCGGGCTGTCGCTGACCAAGGGCGCCTGGGAAGCCGATCGCGTGGCCGGCAAGGTTGGCAGCGCCGCAGCGGCGCGGCGGTCGTATTTTGCCGGCCACAATATCGATCCGTCGATCGGCTCGCCGCTGCTGATGGAAGGGTTTTCGGCAGCCCAGGGCGCCACCGACATGGCGCTGGCCGCGGCCAAGGGCGAGGTCGGCTATGCCGAGGGCCTGACGCGCGCGAGCAACATCTACGGCCAGGCCGCGAGCCAGCAATGGAAGGCGGCGCAGGATGAGCAGACCGCGATCACCTCGCGGATCTCCGGGATATTCGGCGCCGGCACCACGCTGCTGTCGGCGGCGGCTTCGCCCTGGGCGGGGCTGAGTGGCGCCACGGGGGCGTCGCCGATCAATGTCGGCAGCTATTCCATGACGCGGATCGGTAATTTCTGGGATTACAATTGATGGCACAGGAAGCGCCGCTCTATCGCCAGCAGCTCGCCGTGCCGGACGCGCCGCAGGCGACGGTGCGGCCGGTCGACGCCGCGGTGCCGGATGCCAGCGGCATCGGCAATGCGCTGGCCGGCGCCGCGGAGAAGGTGCAGGCGTTTGCGGTCAAGATGGAAAATGCCAAGCAGGAGACTGCCGTCTCCACCGCGCGGGTCGGTTATCTCGAAGGCATCACCAAGGCGCAAAACGAGGCGGTCAACTCGACCGACTATGTCAACGCACCAAAGCAGTTCGCTGAGGAGCGTTCGCGGCTGGAAGGCGAGGCACTCGGCCAGGTCACCGATCCGGCGCACCAGGCGCAGCTGCGGCTGCATCTCGCCGTCGCGGGGATCTCCGCGCAGGGCAAGGTAGAGGCCGCGGCGCTGGCCCGGCAACGTGATGTCAGCGACACCTCGCTGCGCACCACAACAGAGGACATCCAGGCCCGCGCCGCGGACGCCGGCAGTCCGAAAGAGCGGCAGGCGCTGGTCGAGGTGGCGCACGGTGCGATCGACGCGGCGGCGCGCGCGGGCACCATCGACGCCTCCACCGCGTTCAACCGCAAGGCGCTGTTCGATCACGGGCTGCATACCGCCGAGGTGGCGCGCGATATCCGGATCAATCCGGTAACGGCGCTGGCAAGCTTGAACGATCCGAGCAGGTACGACGCGCTGACCCCGTTCGAGCGCGAAGCCTATAAGGCGCAGGCGATCGCCGCGCATGATGAGCGCTCCAGGCTGCAGGCGGTCGACGACGCGCGCCGCAATCCGGCGGGAGCAAAAGAAAAATACGGCGATCCGCAGAAGCTGCTGGACGTCGAGATCAACGGCGCGCCGCTGTCGTTCCGCGGCGCCTATGGCGTTTCGGCGGCGGTGACCCAGCAGCTGGAGCACCAGGCCAACCAGCAGCGCACCCAGGACAACGCGCTGATCTCGCTGTCGCAGCCCGATCGCGACAGCATCGCGGACGCCTTCCGCAAGGGCTATGCGGTCGATCCGGAAAGCATCCAGCGGATCAAGCAGCCGCTGATCGACGCCGCGGCGCGCGGCAATACCGACGCCACCGTGAAGCTGCGGGCGTTCGAGGATGCGCAGGCGACCTTTCCGCTGGTGGTGGAAGCCTACAAGCACACCCCGGAGCAGGTGGAAGGCGCGGTCGCGGGGCTGCGCGCGAAAATCGAAAAGGAAGGCGGCAGCGCGCAGGAAATCCGGCGGCTCGGCGTGCTGGAGAAAGTCTCCAGCACGATGAACGATGCACGGGCAAACAACCCGGTCGGGCTGATCGAGCGGCAGCTGGGGCCGCAGAGCGTGACGGCCGTGCAGCCGCCGCAAAACCTTGCCGATCCGCAATTCGGCGCGCAGCTCGCGGCGCGCAGCGTGGCGGCGAGCTCGGCCAATGCGGCCTATGGCGGCGAGTTCAAGTTCTTCAAGCCGGAGGAAAAGCATGCGCTGAAACCGTGGTTCGCGGCGCTGCCGCCGGAGGGCCAGGCCGCGGCGATCGGCGCCATCGCTGCCAACACATCGGGGCCGGCGCGCGAGGCGGCGTTCAAGGAAATCACCGATGGCAAGCCGGAGACGCTGTATGCGGCCGGGCTGTTTCCGGTCGCACCGGATATCGCCGCCTCGATCCTGCAGGGTGCGCAGGGCGTCGACAAATACGTGCCGTCGAAGGGCGCGGCGGCCACCGTGTACGCGACGGAAAAAACCAACGCGCTGCCGCCGGCGATCTTCACCACGGCCGGGCGGCTTGATGAGAAGGGGCCCTACGCCGCGATGAACGCCGCGGTCGACGCGCGCTATGCGTACCTCGCGGCGCAGGCCAACGATGCCAGCGGCAATCTGAATTCGTCGCGGCTGCGCCAGGCGGTGACCGA